TTAGGCTCTGTATCCCCGAAGGCAGAACTGGCGGTAACTGGTCAGGATCAGTCGGATTATTCCAGGATTGGTAGGACACAGCCCCGATTGGAAACGATGCGTAAAGGGGATTCTGTCTACGCAGGTTTGGTTGCTGAGTTTGCTTCTAAATACATGAAGGTTGAGCTGATGGATTGGCAGCTCTACGCGCTTGATGGTTTGTTTGAGGCTGACCCGGACACTGGTGATTTGGTGAATCGTGCCGGGCTGATTTCGGTGGCGCGCCAGTGTGGAAAAACCGTGTTGGGTCAGGCCGTTTTGGGGGCTTGGCTGACCAGCATTGCGAAGCTTCGAGGAAAGCCACAGACCGTTGTTAATTCGGCGCATGAATTGACACTTGCGGTTCGACAGTTTGAGATTGTGGCCCCAATTCTTCAAGAGTATTTTGGGGCTACTTTAAAGCGGGCCTATGGGCGTAACACTTGTGAAATGCCTGATGGCTCGAGGTGGCTGGTTAAGGCTGCGACACCTTCGGCGGGTATGGGTTTATCGGCTGACTTGATTTGGGTTGATGAAATCTACGCAGTCGATGACCAGGTATTGGCCCATTCTCTGCGCCCCACCATGAAGGCCCGCAATGTTCGTACCGCTGGCGGTTCACCAATCATGATGATGACGAGTACCGCAGGCACCGAAGCTTCGATAGCCATGTTGCGTTATCGCGAACAAGGTTTGCAGCTTATTGACGAAAAACGCCAGGGTAGTTTCTACTTCGCGGAATGGTCACCACCACCCGGTGTTGATGTGATGGACACACGCTGGTGGGGATGGGCCAACCCCGCTTTGGGGCACACTCTCGATCTGGAATCTTTGTTGCTTGATGCGGAACACCCGGACAGATCCAGTTTCTTGCGTGGCTCGCTGAATCAGTTTGTGAACGCTGATGCATGCTGGCTTCAACCGGGCCAATGGGATGCGTGTCTATCTGACATTCCAGGGCCCGAAGGCGGTTGGGTTGCGGTTGATTCAAGCCTTGATGGGTCGCGTTATGTGGCAGTTCGAGCCGCTACCGATGATGTAGGTAACGCCCATGTAAATGTTGAATTCGTGGTGCAATCACTGGCTGAAATGCAGGAAGCATTAATGACTGCGTGCGCCAATCCGCAAGTGATGTTGGCAGTAACGCCAACCCTTGAACATCATGTCCCGCTGGCCCTTAAACGCAGGGTCAAAGTGGTGGGCTATGGCGAGCTATTGAAATACACCAGCTTGATTAAGGGCATGATCAACGACGGCCGAATCCTGCATCAGGGCCAATCAAACCTGGCTGAACACATGAACCGCGCGGTAGCAATTTCCCAGCAAAACGCCCTGGCGCTTAGCTCAAAGCGCAGTCCAGGCCCCATCGAATTGGCCCGCTGTACGATTTGGGCAGCTGCGCTTGCGTCACGCCCGAAGCAGTCCGGAAAGCCAATGCTGGTTATTGCGGGTAGGTAAGATAACGGCGGTAGTGCCCTGGCGTTTCTGTCGGGATTCGGCGGGGCATTGCCACATGCAATTTTTAAAAGTGGGATAATTGGAATATGCCTTTATTCAATCGAGTGACAAAAGCGGCGATTAGCCCCACGCCTGCAACGGCTAAAGCGGCAGCGGCTGGCGGGTATGTAGCCAACCAGGCCGGCGTGAACTTGATTGGCCAGTATTACACCTACATCGAAGGCCCTGCCCGCAACCGCGCAATGAGCGTTGCGACTATTTCCCGCGCTCGAGATTTGATGGCTTCGGTCATTGGCTCGATGCCGTTGCAAATGTATAACGAACGCTGGAACGAAACCACTGGTGAAATGGAAGAGGTTTACATAGCGCCGCGTTCATGGTTGCGCCAGCCCGACCCAACTGTCACCTACAACTTTTTGATGGCCTGGACATTTGATGACCTGTTTTTCTATGGCCGCGCATTTTGGTATATCACCAGCAGAACACAAGACGGTTTTCCCGCTTCATTTACACGCTTACCAGCTGGATCAGTAACCACCACTGACCAGGCTGGCCCGGTGTGGTTTGCCCCATCAAATGAAGTGTATTTCCAGGGCAATATGATGGATCCAAAAGACCTTGTGCAATTCCTCAGCCCTATTCAAGGCATTGTCTACATGTCCGAACAAACGGTTGCCACAGCAATCAAACTTGAAGCAGCGCGATACCGCAATGCAGAATCATCAATACCTGCGGGCGTTTTAAAGCAAACTGGTGGTGAGCCATTGAGCGCATCAGAGCTTGCGGATTTGGCTAGCGCGTTTAATTCTGCTCGAGCAACAAATCAGACAGCTGCACTTAACGAATTTTTGAGCTACACGGAAACAACAGCGACACCGGACAAAATGTTATTAATTGATGCGGCTAACTATCAGGCCCTTGAATGTGCACGCCTCACCAATGTGCCCCCGTATTTGGTGGGCGTTTCAACTGGTGCTTATTCGTATCAATCTTCAGAACAAGCCCGTGCTGATTTGTATATCTTTGGCGTAAAGGCTTACGCAGAATGCATTGCGGCCACGCTTTCACAAAACAATGTTCTGCCGCGCGGAACATTTGTTGAATTCGACACCAGCGATTTTCTTTATGAAAATCAAGTAGCAGACCAAATGGATTCGGGCAATATGCCCGCTGAAAACACACAAGAGGAAATGGCATGATCCGTTTTACAGCAACCAATGTGACCGTAGACGCGGCAGCGCCTGACGGAACCCCACGCCGCACCATCAGCGGTATCGCAGCGCCATACGGCGTTGTTGCAACAGTTTCTGATGGCACACAGATTTTGCTATCGCCGGGCGCACTGCCCGAAGATGGTCCCAACCCAAAACTGTTCGTAGGCCACTCACCTGACAAGGCAATCGGCACAGTCATCGCCCGCCAAGACACCCCCGAAGGCATGCTGTTCCAAGCCAAAATCGCCAACACCGATTTAGGCAACGAAAGCCTGCAACTGGCTCTCGAGAATGTCTATGACCAGGTAAGCGTTGGAATTGCGCCCCTGGAATTCAGCTACAACGAAGCAGGCGTGATGTTGATCGACAAAGCATCCTGGACAGAATTATCACTAGTTCCACACGGGGCCTTTGGCGCTGGTGCTACCATCACTCAGGTGGCGGCAAGTATCCAACACGAACCCGACAAAACAAGCGATAATCCAGATACCCAAGAAGTCGAGGAGACGGAAGAAATGGAATCAACACCAGCCCCTGAAGTAGTGGAAGCAGCAGCTATCCCTACACAGCCAATCTTTGCAGCCGCTAAGCGCGAATTTGTCATGCCTTCAGCTGGTGAATTCATGGCTGCATACCACATCGGCGGAGACACCTTCGCAAACATGAACAAGGCCGTAGCTGAATACACAGCGTCAAAGCGCACAGCATTGCAAGCAGCAGCTGGTGATGTTCTTACTACTGACACCCCGGGCCTTTTGCCTGTTCCCGTTCTCGGCCCATTGGTGCAGGATCTGAACTTCTTGCGCCCTGTAGCCGATGTCGTGGGCATGCGCGCATATCCCGATGGTGGACAATCAAAAACTTTCATTCGCCCAACCATCACCACACACACCAGCGTGGCAACGCAATCCAGCGAATTGAGCGCAGCATCAGCCACCACAATGGTTATTGCAGCAAACACAATCAGCAAGACAACTTTGGCTGGTCAAGTGACCTTGTCCGTTCAGGACATTGACTTCACCAACCCAGCAGCGATGCAGCTCATCTTGAACGACCTTATGGGCGAATACATGATCGCATCTGACAACCTTGTCGCTGACAACCTTCTCGCAGCTGCAACCTCATCAGGTGTTTGGGATGGCACAGTCACTGACCTTCTCAAGAGCATTTACGATGCCGCATCGGACATTTCAAGCAACCGCAACTGGTTGCCAACCCATGTTTTCGTGTCAGTTGATGTGTGGGCGCAACTTGGACAGCTCATCGGCTCAGACGGTCGACCTGTATTCCCACTCATTGCAAACGGCCTTTCGGGCTACAACGCATTGGGCGGACAAAACGCAGCATCATGGAACGGCAACCCACTCGGTTTGCAACTTGTCGTAGACAGCAACTTCGCTGCAAAGACAATGATTGTCACCCGCGTAGGTCAGGGCCAGGGCGATGCGTACGAAGCGTACGAATCGATTCGCGGTCTCATGTCCGTTGAAGTGCCAGCAACTCTGGGTCGCACAATGTCATTTCACGGCTATGTGTCAACCTTCGCTGCAATCCCCGGCATGATTCGCAAGATCACACAGGCCTAGTCGAAAGGCAGGTTGCCGTTATGGCTACCTACAGTGTGATTTTTAATCAGCGCCTTGACAACTACGCAGTAGTTCAGACGCTCGAAAACACCGATATTGCAATCGGGGAATCAATCACCCTTTCCGGTATGGGGGGCGGGCTAAACGGTACTTATACCGTTTACGCTTTGCCCCAATACCTGTATATCGGCGTTGACGGGCAGGGTGATTTGCAACTTGACGCAAACTTGCCGATACCTAACCAGGTGATGTTTTACCTGTCGGGCAGCAATTTTGAACGCGCTGCAGTGACACCACCGGGCATGCTGACCTACACCCAAACTTGCACATGGGTGACTAGCGCGCAGGTTCAGCTGTACCTGGCTTTAACAAGCCCTACAGCCGATGAAACTACCTTCCTGGCACAATGTGTCAGCGGGGCAAATCAAGTGGCTTACAGGCGCAGACAAGAGGCGGGGTATTTTGATTCCCTCAGCACAAGCCCTTCGGGCGATGTCACGCTAGGCACCATCATGCTGGCTTCGGCCTACTACCGCCAGCGCGGTTCCATTGACCAATTCGCAAGCTTCGACTCAATGGGCCAGGCAATCACCACTAACGCTTTCAGCCCAATGGTAAAGCAGCTGCTAGGCGTTGACAGACCAGCGGTTGCCTAATGGCCTACACAGACCTTTTTAACGAAGCCATTGATGACCTGGCTACAACGCTGGCCACAATTTCGGGCCTTCGAGTAGTGACAGATCCGCGCAACCTAAACAGCAACTGCGTGTTCATTGATGCCCCAAGTTTTCAGGCTTTCAATAACCACATCGTGACAATGACTTTTCCCGTGCGCGTCATCGGCATTGGCCCAGGCAACCTTGACGCGCTGCGCCCGTTGCTTTCCATTTCGGCCAGCCTTCTCGAAAAGAATGTTGCCGTTATCAGTGGAAACCCTGCACTGGCCGCTATTGGCGGGCAGGAATTTCCCGCTTACGATTTGACAATTCGCCTGCAATCACAATCAATCTGACATAATCTAAATAAGCGGTGGCCCGACAACACCAAACAAACTAGGAGTAAAAATGGCCACCAGCAGCACCACCTACCTCACAAACCCAACCGTAAACATCACGCCAGCCACATCAGGCACTGTTTTTGACGCCACATCAGTGACTGCTTCGGCAGCAATCACAGTGGGCTACGACCCTCTCGAATCGACAGCCTTTGGCGATAACGGCCATCAGTTCGTAAAGGGCCTTCAAAATGTGGAAGTTACCTTGACCTGCTACGCCTACTACGGCGCAACATCTATCGAGCAGACAATGAACGCAGCTCTGGGAACTGGCACAACCACAATTGTGATCAGCCCTGCGGGCACCACCGAATCAGCATCAAACCCTGAATACACAATTTCAAATTGTTTTCTTGCGTCATACCAGCCCATCAACGGCAACTACGGCGAATTGAGCATGTTTGAATTGACCTTCCAGGGTGGCACTTTCGCCCGAGATATCACCTTCCCATAACACAGAAAGCAGCCGACAATGCAACTAACACTGCAAATTGATACCGGGCACGGCCCCGTTCAAGTCAAAACCAATTTGATGGTTATCGTCAATTGGGAACGCAAATTTAAACGCAAAGCCAGCCAACTAACAGACGGCGGTGTCGGCATGGAAGATTTAGCGTTCATGGCGTACGAATCAGCGAAAATTGCTGGCATCACAGTGCCCATCGTGTTTGACCAATTCATCGAATCATTGGTATCGCTCGAGGTCGTAAATGAGGAAGAAACAAACCCTACCGAGGCGGCACCTTCCGACATTCACTAGCTTCACTGCTAGTGGAAACAGGATTTTGGCCGCCTGATATACCGTTTGATATTCCCGACTTGAACACTTGCATTAGCATTATCAATGAATCAAGGAAGAAGGCCAAATGAGCGTTACAGCTACAACCGAAATTTACGGGCTGAAGCAAGCGCTGGCTGAACTTCAGAAGATTGACAGCAAGACAAAGTTTCAAGCTGTCAACAAAATCAAAGCTGGTGGCGCTGCGATGGTGCAGGAAGTGGCAGGGCGTTACCCGGACATGCCACCTATTAGCGGTATGGCCCCGACCCGTAAGGGTGGGGCGCGTTTGGCGTATGACCCTAAAAAGGTTCGTAAAGGCGTAACTATCCAGGTGGGCGGCCGTGCTCGAAATGGATCTAGTCCGCTGGTGACTTTGATTCAAAAAGACGCGGGCGGTGCTTTGTATGACATTGCAGGCCTTCGCGATTCCAGCTCGCAGTTTGTCCGAGTATTAAACGCTGGCTACGGCAACGCACAGCGCGGCATGTGGCGTGCCCGTGCCTACATTTACGGCCAAGCCACCAAAGACATTCTTGATGCCATTGAGCAAGTGCTGGCACAAGTCAATAGAAACTTGGTGCAGTAATGGCTGTTTATATCCCAATCATTTCGGAGTTCAATTCGAAGGGCATTGACAAAGCCATCAAGGAATTTCAAAGCCTTGAGACAACTTCAGAGAAGGCACAATTCGCAATTAAAAAGGCAGCGCTACCTGCGGCAGCTGCACTTGCTGGTGTGGGTGCTGCATTGTTTGATGCCACCAAAGCGGCAATGGAAGATGAAGCCGCGCAACGCCAACTTTATGTAGCACTGAAAAACAATGTGGGCGCTACCGATGCTGAAATTAAAGCAACCGAAGATTGGATTTCTCGACAAGGAAAACTGTTCGGCATCACCGATGATGAGCTTCGACCCGCCCTTCAAAAACTGACGCAGCAAACACACAGCGTTGCCAAAGCGCAGGAACTGGCGCAACTGGCAATGGATATCAGTGCCAGCACAGGAAAAGACCTTTCAAGTGTCACCACCATTTTGGCTAAGGCTCAAGGTGGGCAGGTTTCGGCGCTTGCCAAACTAGATCCACAAATGAAGCAGGCCATCAAAGACGGTATGAGCCTCGATGATGCCATGTCAGCGCTTTCAATGACCTTTGAAGGTTCGGCCGCTACCGCTGCAGGTTCGGCACAGGGTCAAATGAAGAAACTGTCCACTTCATTGAACGAAGCCAAAGAATCAATTGGTGCTGCACTGTTGCCAGCCATCAACAAATTGTTGCCAATCCTTCAGAGCTTCGGCCAGTGGGCCCAAGAGAACACAGGCTTGTTCTTGGGTATCGCTGGGGCCATTACAGGCATCGCTGTGGCCGTTACAGCGGCCAATGCGGCCATGACAGCCTGGAAGGCAATTACGGTCATTACAACGGCTCTCAATAGCGCTCTGGCAACTTCATTCACAGCTATCCAAGTGGCTTCGGGCCTGATCGTGTTCACGGCCATCATCGCTGGACTAGTCATCGCATATAACAAATTTGCATGGTTCCGTGACGGAGTAAAAAGCGTCTTTGGATTCATTCAAGATGCGATTGGCGTTTCAATTGATGTCATCAAAGGCTATTTCAATTTGGTGCTGCTTCCATACAAAATCATGTTTAATGGCATTGCAAAACTATGGAATAGCACTATAGGAAAACTGCATTTCAACATTCCATCATGGGTTCCCGGTATTGGTGGAAAGGGCTTTGATGTTCCCAACATTCCAGAGCTGGCTAACGGTGGCATTGTCTCGAAGCCCACATTGGCGCTCATTGGTGAAGCAGGGCCCGAAGCAGTCATTCCATTAAATCGTGCTGGCGCGATGGGCACCAATGTGACCATTCATGTGAACGGCGGTGACCCCAACGCAGTGGTATCAGCCCTACGCACATACATGCGTCAAAACGGATCAATACCCATTCGAGTGAGCAACATTTACTAATGGCAACCGTTGAATACAAAGTTGAATATGGGGCAACTTACGCAACCCTGACAAATGTTGCCGCCAATGTTCAATCGGTGAATCTGACCGTTGGCCGCCAGCGCCAACTTGACCAATACAACGCAAACACAGCAACGGTTGTGATGCGTTACCCCACCGGATATGCAAGCCCCAACGCATTGTTCATTACGGGCACCTGGGTACGCATATCTGTGCGCCTTGTTGAAGCTGGTTCCGCATGGGGACAATTGTTTGTCGGCAAGATTGCCGATGTAAATACTGAGTACGGGATTCCATATGTGGGCGGTGTGGGCAATGCCGACTATGTAACACTGAACTGCGAAGGCAATTTTGCAGCTTTTGGGCGCGCGCAAGGCGGCGGGTATTCAATGGCTGCAGACATTCTCGGCGTGCAATGCAGCAACGCCTACATTCAATCCGGCTTGCCAGTCCAAGCTTTAAGCCTTTACGGGTACTCACAGCCGTTTCCAGCAACCACAATCAACAGCACCTGGGGCGATTGGGTCAACCGTTGCGTACTCACCATGAACGGGCGTTTGATTGATTCAGGTGACAGCGTTGTCATTTCAAACGCGTATTACAAAACAGCGGGCACTTTTGGCGGATTTTCTGACATTACAAATAACGCTTCAAACCACAGTTACAACCAAATCGCTTTTACCAGCTATGCAGACAACTGGTACACCCAAGTCACAGTCACGCCCGAATCATACGGGCCCGCAACCGTTCAAACTGGATCAGTGCCATACCGCACTTACCAAGTCAACACGCTAAACAACTCAACTAGCCAGGCAACTGACTACGCAAATTATTTACTTTCAAACTATGGAACCCGCACCACTCGAATCTTGTCGGTCAGTTGTCTGCTAAATGATCAGAGCGGTGATATTCCCCGATATGGCGCCGACTACATCGGGGCGCAAGTTTCAGTGCTTTTTCGCGGTACTACTTACCAATGCGTCATTGAGGGTGCTACCTGGTCGGGAACACCTGGCCAGGCCAGCGCCACTTTTTATCTTTCGGCGCAGGATTTGAACAATTATTTGACTTTGAACGATGCCATTTATGGCAAATTAGATAACAACAAATTGGGGTATTGATGGCTATTAAAACTTTTACGACTGGCGAGGTGTTGACGGCTTCGGATACGAACACTTACCTTGCTAACTCGGGGCTGGTGTATGTCAGCACTACAACTTGGTCAGGCGCTGCAAGTTCTATTCCTGTTGCTAATTGTTTTTCCAGCACCTACGACAACTACAAGATTGTTTTAACTGGTGGCGTGGGTTCAACTGCTCAAGCCATTCAATTACAACTAACTGGGTCAACTGCGTCTTACTATGGAATTTTGACTTATGTTTCGTACGCCACCGGCGCGACAACCAATGTGACAACTAACAACGGTTCACTTTGGCAATATGTCGGGGAATCATCATCGTCAATGCAATGGGTAGACCTTGACATTTTTAACCCGTATCTTGCGAAATTCACAATGTTTGGTGGCCCGTATGTCGGCTCGGTCGCTGGAACTGTTGGTGGTTATCACGGCGTTGCTTCGTCTTACACGGGCTTCACGCTTTCAGTCGCTGGAACAATGACGGGCGGCAGTATCACCGTTTACGGATACCGAAAGGCATAACAAATGAAAATCGTCGTCACAACTGTTTACGCAGACGGAACAATTCACGAAGAAGAAATCGAGCAAAATGAAACGCCTACTAGCGATAGCCCTAGCGAGTAGTTGGGTTATGGCATCGTGCGCCGATGCGTACCGCTACCCATGCCAAGACCCCAGCAAAGCCAACAGCACAGAATGCAGCTGCGAAAACACACCACGCACCAAAAACAAAGCTTTAGGCGCTGTTGAATCGCAAGCCACAACCACCACACTTCGCCTACTAGTAGGATTCGACTGCTAATGAAACTCAGACCACGCCTCACCAATGACCAAATCAAAGCACGCCTTATTCTCATCGTGGGCGTTGGCTTAACCATCGTTTTTGTGGCTTCCATCGGAACGATCCTGTACGGAATCCAGTTCGTAACCCAGCCTGCCACAATGGCCGAATCAGACAAAGAAGCGTGGTCACTCTTATCGCCGCTCATGATGAGCTTGTCCGGTGTCCTCGCAGGAATCCTTGCGGCCAATGGGCTTAAGTCTGACAAAGACAAGAAAGACCCTGACGCATGATTTCCACAGCAACCACCATCAACACCACAGCGCAAAAAATCCTTAGCAAAAGCAATAGTTACCGCACTGTTTATATCCATGTCACCGGTGCAGGCACGGTGTATCTAGGTGGATCTGATGTGACATCAACAAACGGCCTATTAACCGAAAAAAACGCTGTACCGCTGCAGCTGGTAATTCCCGCGCAAGAAGAACTGTGGGCCGTAACCGCTAGCGGCACCGAATTGCTTCGAATTCTCACACCAGGGCTTTACGCATAATGGCAAATCGCAAATACCCCTATTACCCAGCGTATGACGGTGGCAAAGCCAGCGAAGTAATCCTGCGCCTAGTCGACTTATGTCATAAGCGTTGGGGCACCACCAATTTAGGCACCTATGTGAACCGAGACATGCGCGACAAGCCAGGCGAAAAGTCAGTGCATGCAACCGGATATGCAGCAGACATTGGCTACAAAGACGAAGCACAAGCCCGCATTATTTGGGATTACTTCGTGTTGAATTCAAAAGCGCTAGGCGTTGCTGAGGTTCATTGGTACCGCTATGGGCGCAATAAAGGCAAATTCGGTGCTGGCTACCGCTGTTCAAGGGGTGAAGGCCGTGATGGTGTCAAGGTCTACGAAACCGCAGCCGAATCCGCTGGTACTGGCGGGGCCTGGCTACATATCGAGCTGGAAGAACCCAAAGGTGGCGCAGACAAGTGGGAAGAAGTTTTTAGGGCCACTAAACCCGCATGATTTGCGCGTCAGTCCTGGACTACTGATAGCGCAAGCCCAGGGGGGCAAGGTCTTATCCTTTGTACCCCCACCCCCTGGGCCCCTTCGGGGATACTTGACTTTTTAAATCAGCGGATTATTCTGCTTGCAGGCACCAGGGCCTAACAAAGGAAATCAAATGAATGACCACCTACGGAAAATGACACCCTGCAAATGGCGGGGGTGCAATGTTCACCTAGCCCTTATGGGCGATTACTGCATTACGCATTGGTACAAATCGCAAGGCAAGGAACTGCCAACGCAAACACCAAAGCCAACGCGCCCCCCGGTAGATCGCAACAAAGTGTTTACCAACCGCCAAGCCACATCACAGGCAGCTGCACGAATGGCCCTACCTTCGAGCGGTACAAAGCGCCGCACTGTGTATGACCTGATCATGGCGAATTTGGCTAACGGCCTCACAGCTGATGAAGTGCAGGTGCAGACGGGCTTTTCCCCAAACAGCATCAACCCAACCATCAAGGGCCTAGCCGATGATGGCTGGATCAAAGATAGCGGCGAGCGCCGACCCACCCGCACGGGTGCCCTAGCAATAGTGTGGGTAGCGATATGAGCATGTCAGCACGCATTGATTTATTTGGCATTTTGTGTTGCGTTATGGGCTGGGGCTTCGGCTATGTCCAGTGTTATGTAAACCAAAAAGACAAGCTGCGCAAGCAACGCGAAATGGCTGAACACGCCTACAACCGCTACTGGAACGGCTATGACGGAGACGAATTCTGAAAATGATCACAGCGCTTTTATTAAGCGTTGCGGTACCAGCCCCGCCAGCCGTATGGAACCACCCTTTGCCTTATCAGCAGTACCGGGCGATTTCCAGTTGCGAAACCCAAAGCGACACCACACACGCCACGCGGCGTTATGTGACCGCGTTCGGAATGACCAGAGCCGTGTGGAACATGTACGCCGATGCCCCCGACACTCGAGCGCCACGCATGACCTACGCCCAGCAAGCCAGGGTGTTAGATCGTGTTTTCTTCTTCGGCCACACAGAGCACGGGCGGAAACAATGGCCAGTGGGCCCCTGGGGCCACGCATGTTTTCGGCACCTATACAAGACCACCAAACTTCGCACACTCGTGTGCCATAATCACAAACGAGCAGTACGGCGCTGGTGCCGTTAGCCCAACAAAGGAACCAAAATGACATCATCAGAAATTGCAGGCCGCCTAATGATTTTGGGCGCAAAGCTTGAAGGCGAATTACGCAAAAGCGAGGCCGAAACATGCGCCGAAGCAGCTGCATGGATTTTGTTTTATCTTGACAGAACCACAGGCAACGGCGCAGAGGCCTACGACAAAACCACCACATCAAGCCCGCTAGTGACAGTGGTGCCGATGTTCAATTCAGTGCTAAAGCGAGACAAATAATGTTTGACATTCTCACTTTTATTGGCTACACATTCGGCTGCTTCATGGCTGGCATGGTCATAGCGCAGCTGAACAATAAAAAATGAGCATGGGGGGTCGCGGGCGATACAGCTACGCCCGCACCAATGAAGAACGAAACGCCCGCGCTAATCGTGAAGCCAACCGCGCACTGGAATACCGTACGACTAAACGCATTATCCAAAACACAAAAACAAAGGAACACCAACCAATGACACTCGAGAACTACGAACCAGTAGCAGTCCGCCTAGACCGCTGGATAAAAGAACACCCGGAAACACGAATCACCACAACAATGCTCACAGTCCCGGGCGAGGACATTTGCGTATTTAAAGCCCATTTGTATGTGGCCGACACACTTATTGCCACAGGCCACGCTGAAGAAATCCGCAATGCAGGCAATGTGAACAGAACTAGCCATGTGGAAAATTGCGAGACAAGCGCCATCGGGCGAGCCCTAGCAAACGCAGGCGCAGCTGGTTCAACGCTCGAAAGCAGACCTAGCCGTGAAGAAATGGCCAAAGTGCAGCGTGTGACCCAACAAGGCAACACCACCATCACAGGCCCAGCCAATGCGCCCAGCGAAAAGCAGTTATGGCTGTATAAGAAACTGCTGAAGGACATTGGCAGACTGCCACCAGCGAACATTGCCGACATGGACAAGTTTGAGGTGTCTCGAGCCATTGAGGTTTTGAAGGCTGGCGAACAGCCCAAAGAAATTCCGTTGCCAGAGGAAGAACCATTCTGATGCGAAAGTTCAGAAAAGAAATTAAAGAAGTTCGGGCAGACATACAAGAAGCAATAAAGCTTGTTAACGCTGACCGCACAATGACAATTACGCGAGAACAACATTTGCTCACTTGTATGGCATATTTGGCTCATTGGTTAAGCGATGAAACTGGCGTAAGCGTTGACCATTTATATGAACGAGCACAAATGTACGCAAAGGGGCATGACTGATGGATGAGCAGACCATGAAGGACTACATCGAAGACCTACTGCGCGAGCGTGCAGAAATGTACGAACGCATCAGCCGCCTTGAAATGCAGAACGCTTATTTGGCAGCCGAAACAGCCCGCCTAGAACGCGAACTAGGAAAACATGTCTGACCCTGAATTGACCGTGTCGGAACGCATGTTCCAAGATCAAGTGATGCAGTTAGCTGCTACATGCGGTTGGGATTGCCACCACATCAGACCAGCCAAATACGGCACCACATGGAAAACCGATGGCCTCGCCGGCATGCCAGATCTAATCCTTATCGGCAAACGGGGGCAAGGCATCATGTGGGCCGAATTAAAAACGGACAAGGGCAAATTGACCGAAGTGCAAGAGGCTCGAATAGTTCAGCTGGTAAGCAACGGTGAAGAAGTCCACATTTGGCGGCCTCAAGATTTAGAAAAGATTAAAGAACGCCTATCCAGGCGCTTGCGCTAATCTGCTCGACTACAACCGAACCACGCAAGGCCACATAGGGATTTGAGCTCTGTTGGCGTAACACAGGGGAACCTGGGTAGTCCCGCCTGCCTGGGTTCGTGATGTACAGATGGAAATGCGCCTGGGGTAAATGACGGGTCAGAGTACGAACTTCTAAAACGCGAACGGTGATCGGTGTTAACGCACGGCGGCCTAAGACATACAGTCTTGCAACGCGGGGGGACTACACGCCTACACTCGCACTAAGAGAGCAACCGAGCTTGCGAGGGCGCTAGCAAAGGAACACCACAATGGCAGGCAACCGCAAAACAACCGCACAATACAGAGCCAACAGAGCCGCACTACTTGAAGGCAACCCCGACTGCTACTGGGGCTGCGGAAACAAAGCAACACAAGCCGACCACCTACTAGAACACGATGCAGGCGGAGACGATTCCAGTGCAAATCTCGTGCCTGCCTGTGCCCGTTGCAATGCTTCCAGGGGCGCCCAATATGTCAACCGCAAAACCGCCGCACGCCAACAAGCCCGAAACGAAGCAATGAACGCCGCGCCAAAAACAAACGAAAATTCAATTTTTTTAGCAAACCAACCTACA